CTTTAAGGACATGCAGCGGCTAAAAGATGCAGCAATAAGCTGCTTTTCGTTAACGATTGAAAATGTTTCTAACAATATCGAAGCAGCAAAAAAGCTTATTGGCTTTGAATATGATGGTTTTAGAGAAAACCTAAGGGCCGCACACGCGCTAGCAATCCTAGAAGAATTAGAAAAGGAGAAAAACTAAAATGGCACAGAAAGGGGTTAACAAAGTAATCCTAGTAGGCAACCTAGGAAACGATCCAGAGGTTCGTTTTATGCCGAACGGAAACGCAGTAGCAAACCTAAGCCTAGCGACTAGCGAAAGTTGGAAAGACCAACAGGGCCAGGTACAAGAGCGTACCGAATGGCACCGGCTAACAATGTATAAGCGCCTAGCCGAAATCGCCGGCGAGTACCTACAGAAAGGTTCGCAAATTTACGTAGAGGGCAAATTGCAAACGCGTAAATGGGAAGACCAGCAAGGCCAGGAACGCTACACAACCGAAATTATCGTAAACGAATTGCAAATGTTAGGCGGTAGAAATAACGGCGGTAACGACCAGGCAAACAGACCGGATCCAAACCAACAGCGAAACGGGGTACCACAAAGCCGAATGAATCAGCAAAGCCGGCCAGTAAAGCCACCAATGGCCGAACCGGATTTCGATTTCGACGATGACATACCTTTTGCGCCGATTGGTAAGCAGTACCCGAAACTAATTAACGCAATGTAGGGGGCCCAAATGATACAAATGCCTAAAGCTTGTATCAGTTGCACCAAATTCGAAGCGAAAGGAAAAAGGGCAGATGAACACTGTCCTTTTAAAAACAGCTTTACCGGCCAGCGCGGAACGCGCACACAATACGGCCATTGCAACATGCACAGTAAAGCGGTTTACGGTACCGAAATTTGCAACAGCTACGAGCAAGACGACCTAATAGAAGTTGTCGAAGTAGAGAACCGGCCCGAGCCATTAGAACCGCATCAAGAACTAATCTTTAGTTAGCAGTAAGACCATGACAAAAGAAGAATTAGCAAAAAAAGAATACGAGGAACTATCTATACAGGCCGGACGCCTAATTATGAAAAAGGGCGGTTTCTTTTCAGCCAACGAACTAGCTAGAGAAATGGGCGTAAGCATACAAAAAGCGCGTTCGCTACTTAAATGGATAGTTGATAACCGAAAATTCGAAGTAGAAACAAAGCTAAATAAATTCAAACGCAGAGCCGTTAAAGTTTTATACGAGCGGGAACACGTTTACAGCGTTAAAGAGCTATGGCAAATAGCATTAGGTTTCAAACCAGCACAAAACATTTAAACCACACAGAACCGGCCTAGCGCCGGTTTTTCTTTTCTATCCATACAATTGCATTACCTAATACCCAAAGTTGCAAAATACGGGTAATCAGGCGGGTTATTTGACGGTAAAACACAACCAAAGAATAACAAGAAGCCGCCAAGCATGAAAAAGATACACATTTTCAAAACGGGAACGCATACGAGCGCAGCCGGTACCACGCACGATTTTAACGAATCGGTATTACAGGACGCCGCGAACGTATACGACCCACAGCTACACGAAGCACCGCTAGTAATCGGCCACCCTAAAGACAACGGCCCCGCCTATGGTTGGGTTCAAACCGTTAATTTTGACGAGGGCAACGTAAGCGTAACGCCGCACCAGGTAAACGCCGATTTCGCCGAAATGGTACAAAGCGGAGCATTCAAAAAGATTTCGGCCAGTTGGTACACCGCAGACCACCCAGCAAATCCGAAGCCAGGTTCCTTATACCTACGCCACGTAGGCTTTTTAGGAGCGCAGCCGCCAGCCATTAAGGGCCTAGAGCCGGTCGAGTTCAAAGATAACGAAGATAAAGTTTTAGAGTTCGAGGAAACGTTCGACGACGCAATGACGCTTGATGGTATCGGCGGCGTTTTTAAGCGAATGCGCGAATTCTTGATCGACAAGTTCAGCCGCGACGAAGCCGACAAGGTAATACCCGATTACGTCGTAGAGGACATTAACCGCAGCGCCGACCGTAAATTCAGCAATGCAAGCGACAACCCACTTTCTAACTATAACGAAAATCAAGGTGACGAAATGAACCTAGAGCAAGCACAGGCCAGAATCACAGAATTAGAGGGCCAAAACGAAGAACTACAAAGTTCTAACCAGGCACTACAAACACAAGTGCAAGATTTCCAGGAACGCGAAACCATTGCGCGTAAAGCGGTTATCGCTACCCAGGTAGACCAGCTAATCGCAGACGGCAAAATCGCGAAAGGTATGCGCGACCAGGCAATCGCTTTTGCAGAAATGGCAGAGCAGAACGGCCAGGTAATCGAGTTCGGCGAGGGCGACGACAAAACCCAGGCAACCGGCGCAGAAGCGCTACTAGCTTTCCTAGGCGAAAACAAAGCGCCAGTTGATTTCAAAGAACGTTCGGAAGAAGACGACGATCCAGCGGAACCGCTAAGTTCCCGCGACGTAGCAGCGCTAGCCGTTCAGTTCCAAGAAGAAGAAGCCGAAGCAGGCCGAACCGTAACAATCGCGCAAGCGGTAGATCACGTTCGCAAACAACAAGAACAATAACCGGAGATTTAAGCAAATGATGAACAACCCAGGTTTAATCAAAACCTTTATCGCTACCGCGCTAATTCCACGCTTTCGCGTAGTTGCGGCAGACGCAGGCGATAAAGAAGTAAAACTAGCTACCGACGTAGCGGATCCACTTTTGGGCGTATCGGCAGAGCCGGCAGACGTACCAGCGGGTAAGCGTATCGACGTTACTTTTAGCGGCATTGTAGAAGTAGAAGCCGGCGCAGCTATTAACAAAATGGCATGGCTAACGGTAGACACCCAGGGCCGCGTAGTAGCATCGGGCGCAGGCACCGACGAGCGCATAGGCCGCGCACTTTCGGCGGCGAACGCAGCCGGCGACATTATCGACATTGAAATCCTAAAACAATAATAAGAATTAAGGAGTAACGGCAAATGACCCCATTTGTACCAGATTCACGCCTAACGCCTATCGCACTAGGCTTTAAAAACGCCGGCTTTATTGCCGATATGGTAGCGCCCCGCATGGATACAGGCGGCACAGCAGAATTCAAATGGACGGAATACAACAAGGAAGATACGTTCAATATTCCCGACACAATGGTAGGCCGCAAAGGCAAACCTAACCAAGTAGAATTCGGCGCGAAGCAACACAACGACGCCGTTGTCGATTATGGCCTTTCGGACGCCGTACCATACGACGACGTTTTAAAAGCGCAAAACCACCCAGGCTTTGATCCAGAGGGCCGCGCAGTAATGAAGCTTTCGGAACTAGTATCACTAGACCGAGAAAAGCGCGTAGCCGACATTACTATGAGCGCTAGCACCTACAACCATAGCGAAGTTGTAACGGGCTCAGACAAATGGACGGATCCAAGCTCTACGCCGATTCAGCAATTAGTTGATGCAATGAAAACCCCGCTTGTAACGCCTAATACTCTTGTTTTAGGCCGCGACGAAGCCTGGGCGCTACGTCAAAACCCGCAAATCATTAAGGCGTATAACGGCACCCTAGGCGACCAGGGCCTAGTACCGCTTAACTTCATTCGCGAAATGCTTGGATTAAACGAAATCCTAATCGGCGAAAGCAAGTACAACGCAGCGCGTAAAGGTCAACCAATGAGCCTTACTCAACTATGGTCAGGCGGCGCGGCGCTAATCTACAAGAAGCCGGTAGCACAGCTTCAAGACGACGTTACTTTCATGCTAACAGCAGAATTTGGCGGCAGAATCGCATCACGTAAAGTAAGAGAGCCTGGCGACCTTGGTTTACGCGGCGGCGTAGAAATTGTCGTAGGCGACTCAGTGAAAGAGGTAGTTATCGCCAACGAAGCCGGTTACTTCCTAGAGGGCGTGGTGTAAACCACCCCCTTTTCCTATTAACCAGACCATAGAGAAGAAACGAAATGGCAGGTAAAAACATCACCCTAAAACGAGCAGCACGAATCAACGGCAAGCTATACAAGCCAGGCGATAAGGCCCAGGTTTCGACCGACCTTTACGCCGAACTAGAACTAGCCGACGCGTTAGAACTAGACGAAAAGAAAGAAGCGGCGAAAGAAAAAGCCGACAGCGAAGCGAAAAAAGGTAAGTAACTAAATGCCATACGCAACAAGCCAAGACCTAGAAACCCGTTACGGCCAATACGAGCTAGAACAGCTAGCGCCAACGGAAACACCAGGAACGTTTGACGAAGACCGCGTAAACGCGGCGTTATCCGACGCAGAAGCGGAAATAAACAGCTACCTGGGCCAACGGTACCGCCTACCCCTGGAAACGGTACCAACGGCGGTTAAGGCGGCTTGTTGCGATATGGCGCGTTACTACCTTTACGCAACGCAAACCACCGAAGAAGTAACGGCCAGGTATAACCAGCGCGTTTCATGGCTACGCGATATAGCCAGTAAAAAAGCTAGCCTAGGAATCGCAGAGGCCGCGACTACTTCAACCTTTGCGGTCGCTACTACCAAGCGTAGCGGCGACCGCGTTTTTAACCGCGACAGCCTAGCAGGGTTCACGGTTTCAGTTAGCCCCACACGTTACTAATGAAACTAGACGTAGAGGTAAACAAGGCCGATTACGCCAAAGTAAAGAAAGCGCTAAAGAAAATAGCAAATAGCGCCGGTTTACCTTTCTACAAAACAGTAGGGCGACGACTACAGAACAATTTTAAATTACGGTTCAAGTTGAGCCAGGGCCCCGACGGTAGCCCCTGGGCCCCAATAACTTACCGACCAGGCCAACCGCTTTTATTAACCGGCAGGCTACGAAATAGCCTTACTTTTAGGGCCAAAGACGACCAGGTAGAAGTAGGTACGAACACCGCATACGCGAAAGCTATGCACTACGGCCTAGATAAAATCGACGTACCGGCCCATACGAAGCTAATTAACCAGGCATTCGGCAAGAAGCTTAAATACCCCGTATACGCCAACGTCAAAGCGCATACAAAGAAAGTGAACGTCAAAGCGCGACCGTTCCTAGGCATCGAAAAGCCACAAAAGCGCATCATAGCGAACGTTTACAAGAAGTTCGTAGACCAGATTACAAAGGGTAAACAATGAATTTCAGCGACCTAGAGAACAGGATCCAAAACATAGAAGTAGACGGCAAACCGCTATTTCGCCAGGTATTAACCGCCGTAGACCAGGAAGCCGTTTTAAATAATGGCCTAGTTCGCCAGGACGCGGCTTTCATTGTTCCTATGCAAGAGTCGGCACCAGACGAATTCATGCACACGTTCACTACTTCGCAAGAGGTACAAATGAAATTCGGCGTAGTTATCTCAGTTCGAGCAGCAAACGACCGACTAGGCCGAAACGTTAACGACCGACTACAAGCAATTTACCGCGCCGTTCGCCGTAATCTAATCGGTTGGGAGCCGCCAGGCACTAACGAACCAATAGCGTTCGAGAGCGGCGAAACAATCTTATTCGGCCAGGGCGGGGCCTTTTGGATGGACACCTACAACACAAGCTACATACAGAACCAGGAGTAACAGCAATGAGCCGTAAAACTAGAAAAAAAATACTAGCGGCAGCTATCAACGAAGCCGTTTACGGTACCGACGCAATCGCAGCCGGTACCGCGCTATTTATGCAAACTACAGGTTTAGAGATTACGCCGATTGAGGGCGAAGACATAGACCGCGAAATCGACACGCCAGAACTAGGCAATTCGGCCCGAATGCTAGTAGGCGACCACGTAAAGATTTCTACCGGCATAGAACTTACAGGATCCGGCACCGCTACCAATAACGTGCCGTATTACCCCGTATTAGCCGCCGCAGGCTGGAAAGCTACGCCAGGCGCGGGAGAAGTTGTTTACTCGAAAGTTACAGACAACACAGAAAAGGACGTTACTTTCTACGGCTACAAAGACGGCGCACTACACAAGGCGACAGGTTCACGCGCAACACTAACGTTTATGGCTAACGTTAACGAGGTACCGAAGCTAGACGCAGAAGTAACCGGCCTATTTAACGGCATTCAGAAAGAACCGCTACCCAATGCGCCGGATTTATCCGCTTTCCTATTGCCGCAAAAGGTAGGCGCGACACATACGAAACTAACCGTTAACGGCCAGGTTTTGGAAATGTACGAATTCGAACTTTCCGAAAACATCGAAGTAATTTACGACGAAAACACCGAGGGCGAGGAAGTCTTTATTGGCGATTACGCCGCAGAGGGAAAAATCGTAGTTAAGGCGCCTGACCTAGACACGTTCGACCCTTTCACAATCGCGCTAGCAGAAGACCAAATACCGCTACGCCTAGAGCATGGCACCGGCACCGGACGCGAACTAGAAATAAACGTTCCTAAGATCCAGTTTCAGCGCCCAGCATACGGCGACCGTGAGGGCCAAATGACCTACGAAATTAACTTTTGGGTTATTGGCAGCGACTACACACTAACAAGCCGATAAGGAAGACCATGTTTAAGTTAGTTAAGCAGATTGAAAAACTCGAATGGCCGGTAACGGTAAAGGTACCAACCGCAGGCGGTAAAACCGAAAGCCATACGTTTACGGCCCACTTTCGCGTTATACCGCAAAAGCAGTACGAAAAGGCACTACGAGAAAGCGCAGACGACGCGACTTTTATTTCTAAGTTCCTAGTCGGTTGGGATGGGGTAAACGGCGAGAACGACAAGCCACTAACGTTTAGCAAAAAGAACCTAAACGATATGTGCGGAATGCCGTTTATTCGTACCGCAATCATTAAAGCCTATTCCGAAGCGGCCAGCGGAATAGAAATAAAAAACTAGAGGGCGCGGCCCGTTTTTGGGTGAACGGGCCAACCATAGCGCCACACGAAGAAGAAGAAACCAGGGCCGAACTATCGGCCTTTGGTGCATCAGAAACCCAAATACAACAATACTTAGAAAAAGAACGCGCCAGCCAGGTTTACGAGGTACTAGAAGAAAACTGGCAAGCGCTAGGCTGGTTCCTAGACGTAGACGACCTTTTTGTAACGTCTAACGGTTGGATCCGAGGTTTAGACATTGTAGCGATTAAAGCCGATGCAGAACTAAGCCAGCGAACCTACACGACCGAAGACTACGAGAAACTACGCATACTAGGCAGAGCAGCCGCGCACGAACTAAATAATAAAAACAATAAATAGAGGTGCAACGTGGCTTTAAATCTACGCGTTTTATTTAAGGGCGATGCAACGCCTTTACGAAAAGAAAGTAAAAAGGCTACCAGCGCGATAGCATCGGTAACAAAAGCCGCCGCAGGGGTGGCCGCCGGAGTAGGTGTAGGCTTAGGGGCCGCAGCAGCCGCCGCGCAATTAGTTGATGTTACTAAGCGGTACCAGAACCTAGAAGCACAGCTACGCACCAGTACCGGCAGTATTGAGAATCAACAAAAGGCATTCGCCACGCTAAAAGCGTTCGCCACGCAGACCGGCCAGGACGTAGGCGAGGTAACAACTTCATTTACCAGGCTAGTTAACCTAGGCCTGGATCCGTCCAAAGAAGCGTTAACCAGTTACGCCAGCATTGCAGCGGCCAGCGGCAAAACGACCATAGACTTTGTAGAAGCGGTCGCCGACGCATCCACCGCAGAATTCGAACGATTAAAAGAATTCGGGATCCGCGCCAAGAACGAGGGCGAAACGGTAAAATTCACGTTCCAGGGCGTAACGACCGAAGTTAAAAACACTTCGGAAGATATAGAAACCTATTTGCAGAACCTAGGGAAAGAGAAGTTCGGCGACGCACTAGCGAACCAGGCGTTAACATTAGAAGCATCTATGAACCGCGCCGGTATTGCTTGGGATGATTTCTTCTATGCTATCAGCGAAGCCGGCGTAGGCGAGGTTATACAAGACGGTTTCGAATTAGCAGCTTCAACACTAAACGACCTTACCGCCATGATTGCCAGCGGCGAACTACAGGCAAGCATTACCGCATGGATTGACCAGTTCGATTATGTATTCAATGCCATAAGCGAGGGAATGACGTTTGTTAAAGAATACTTTAGCGCCGAATTCGACGCGATAAGCGGGGCCAGCGACGAAGCAGCGCAGAACATTATAGATACGTTTAAATACTTACCTACCAACGTTAAAGCCTTTGTAGAAACGCTAACGGTAGAAATTGCCAGTATCGTAGACGTAGCCTGGGAGTACGGCGCAGCATTCGCCAAAATCATAGCGGCCAAGTTCAACGAACTAGTAGCAAAAGCCAAGGCTTTCGGCTCAGAAATGAAAGACGCCGCGAAGTTTTGGGATGGTGACACATTCGATTACGACGCCGCCATAGCCGCAGCCGAGAAAACATCAGACGGGCTAGTTAGTACGTATATCGACGCAGCCAACAAACAAGTAGAAGTAAGCCGCAAAGCGCGACTAGCAGCCATTACCGACATAATAGACGAACGCCAGGCGCGTATAGAAAGCTACGACCAGGAGATAGACAAGGCCGAAGAACTACGCCAGAAATGGATCCAGGCAAAGCAAGACCGCGAAAATACCGACCTAGGCCAGTTTAGAGTAGACAACGGCCAGGGCGAGGAACAAGGCAACAACGGCCAGCCAACAGACGACCAGCAAGCGGCATACGAAAAGCTTTACGAGCGTTACGCGACCGAAGAAGAACTACTACGGATGCACCACGAACGCGAACTAGAGCAGATACGCCAGGCAGAAGAAGCCAAGAAGCTAACCGAAGACCAGGCCAACCAGCTACGACTAGCCGCGCAACAAAAGTATTTAACCGATACGGCGCGATTAGAGAACCAGCGTACAAACATGATCCTAAGTTCTAGCCAGCAAGTGCTAGGCGGCATTACTAGTCTAATCGGGCAATTCGGCGGCAAGCAGACAAAAGCCTATAAAGCCATGTTTGCTATTACGAAAGGCTTTTCGATTGCACAAGGTATTTTGAACCTTTCGACCGCTATTAGTAACGCGTCGGCGCTACCGTTTCCCGCCAATATTCCAGCAATGGCAACGGCGGCCACAACAGGGTTACGACTAGTTCAAGACATTAAAGGCGCGAGTTACCAGGGCCAGGCCCACGACGGTATAAGCCGAGTTCCCGCAGCGAACGAGGGTACCTGGATGCTGAAACGCGGCGAAATGGTTTTGAACAACAAGCAGCGCGACAACTTCGAACACCTTGTTGATTACGCCAAGAGCGACCAGCGGGGGCAAAACGCGGGTAGTGGCGGCGTAGTAATAAATAACAAAATTGAGATAGACGCGAGAGGGGCAGCAGCCGGCACAGAAGAACAAATTTCCTCAGCTATGGACGCAGCAACCGAAAGAATGAAGCAAGAAATAGCAGAAGACTTTGCAAGCGGGGGGCCACTCTACAGACAAGTTAATAACCGAGGTATGGCGGCCTAATGTTTCAATTTTTTCCAGAGATAACCCCGAGTAAATCGGGGTTTTACATTCAACCGGCTAACGCCATTTCATACAACCCGATAAACAAGGTAGAAAGCATAAGCCGACTACCAGGGGAGAAATGGAAAGCTACTTTAAATTGGACGTTTCTAAAAAAGCCCGACGCGATACAGATTCGCGGCTTTCTCAATCGCCACATAAACCACGACCGTTTCTATTTGCGAGACACCGCACACAGTAACCAGGGCGATTGGGCCAGCGAAATACGCGTAAACGGGGCCAACCAATACGGAACGCTTTTGCTCGTTGACGGCACGAAGCCGAATAACGTTTTTTACGCCGGCGACCGCTTCGAGATAGACGGCTTTATGTACGAACTAACCGCCGACAAAGTAGCGAGTAGTACCGGCATTGTATCGCTTGAATTCATGCCAGAACTTCGACGCATACCCGCAGACAACACCATGCTAAACGGTACCAACCCATACGGTACTTTCATGCTTGAAAACACCAAGCAAATACCAAGTTTTTCGGGCAACCGTCGCGGCGTTAGAAATACGACAATCAACTTTATAGAGGCCCTAAGACAATGAGATTCCAGGATAACAACCTAGTATCGGTATTACAGGGTACAGCACAAGAAGACCTAATTTATTTAGCAAAGATACCGTTCAAAACTAGCACCGTTAGGGTGCATTCCGGCGTAGGCGAAAAGGTATTCCAAAACGAAATCTATTTAGGCGTAGGCGAATTGGGATCCATTTCCAACGTTAACGAAAGCGGCGGTACCAGTTCGCAGCGCTTAACGTTTAAATTGCAGTTCGACGACCAAGTAGTATTTAACGAGATATTAAACGAAGACCCGCTAGGCGGCGAAGCCGAACTATACATAGCATCGTTAGACGAGAACCGGCGCATTAACGGGGCCGAACTTCTATTCGCCGGCGATATTGTCGATTACACCCCCAACAAAGGCGAAATGCACAGCGTTTCGGTAACGGTAGGCGATTGGTTCGAAGTATGGGCCAAGCCCACGAACAGCGCGAAATTTACAGACGCCAGCCAGAAAGCACTACACCCCGAAGACGAATTTTTTAGCATGGTAGAAGCGCTAGCCCTAGGTATAGACGACACCGTACAAGGCCAGAAAGTAGGCGGTTCATCGAACGGCGGCGGCAGCGGCGGCAGAGGTTCAAACCCAGTTTATAGGCAGAAGTAAATGCAAAAGCTACATAATTGGCAAACTAGCCTAGCCCTAACGATTACCGCGAACCAGGACAAACACTTCGAATGGGGTACGTTCGATTGCTGTCTATTCGCAGCAGATTGTGTAAAAGCAATGACAGGCCAGGATCCCGCCCAGGAATTTAGAGGGAAATACAAAACCCGTTTAGGCGCAGCTCGAAAACTAAAAGAATTAGGAGCCGGCGACCTTGAAAGCACTTTAAACGACAAGCTAGGCGAACCCGTACCGGGCTACCCACAAAAGGGCGATATATGCCTAGTAGATACCGAAGACGGCCCAGCCGCCGGCGTCGTATTTAGTCGCGTTATATGGGTTCCAGGCCCTACAGGACTTCAAGCAATAAAACAAAAACCAAAAGCAGTTTGGAGAGTATAGAATGCCCCCAGCAGTTGTCGCCGTAGCCGGCGGGATATTAGCCGGCACCGTAGCAAGTAGCGCCCTAGTCGGAATCGCCGTAGGGCTAGGTACCGCAGCATTAAGCAGCGTATTGACGCCAGAAATGCCGAAAATCGAAGAATCGGTAGAATCATCACAACAACTACAAACAAGCGCTATAGCCCCGCGTCGCGGCGTATATGGCGAAACCGTCGTTTCGGGAACGATTGTAGGTTACGGGAAGTTAACCAGGCGCGGAGCAGACCGCGAAGTATTCGGAATAAATTTAGAACTACTAGCCGAAGAAGTAGAAAGCCACGTTCTAGCTATTGCGATAACCGGCCACGAAGTCGAAGACCTACAACTACACCAGGTTAACGGCAAACCGGCCAGCGAAGTAGGCGCAATCGTTACGCTATACAAAGGCGACCAGACCACCGCGTCGCAGAAGCTACAAGCCGTAATACCGGAATGGGGGCCTAATCATATAGGCCACGGCGTCGCCTATGCAGAAGTCGAAGTACCGATAGATCCAGAATTATTACCCCAGGGCCTACAGCGCGTTACATTTAAAGTAAAAGGCCGCAAGGTATACGACCCCAGGCTAGACAGCACCGTAGGCGGCGTAGGTAATCACAGGGCGAACGATTCGACAACATGGCAATGGAGCGATAACCCGATCCTATGCGCTATGGATTACATGCGATTCTTCGGCTACAAAGAAGTACCTATTTCGCGTTTTAATTTGGACGAGATAATAGAACAAGCGGATTTATGCGACGAGCAAGTAAGCATAACCGACGAAGACGGCAACGCAGCAACAGAAAAGCGCTTTACGGCTAACGGCTTTTGGTCATTCGACGAGGGCCCAGGCGAAGTATTAAAACGGATCCTTTCTAGTTGCGGGGGCAAACCATACCGAACAGGCGGTAGGGTTTCATTTAAAGCCGGCGGCTATTCCGGTATACCAACTATTACCATTACCGAAGACAACCTACGCGGCGACGTTAGATATAGACCGTTTACCCCCGTTCGCGAAAGAACAAACGCGGTTCGCGCTACCTATGTAGAGCCCCAGGCTAGCTATGTAATGGCCGAAGCTAAGGTAGTAACGCAACAGGCTTACCAGGACGCCGACGGCGGCTATAGGGAAAGCGAACTACGGCTACCATTCACCAATAAGCACACCAGGGCCCAACGGGTTCAAAAAATGGCCCTAGAGCGTTTACGCGCCGGTTTTGCTATTGAAATGGAGATAGACGCCAAAGGGTTACTTTTAAATTGCGGTATGCCGGTTCGAATTAAGCTAGACCGCGACGGCATAGACAAGCAATTTGTAGTAGAAGATTGGAAGTACAACACGCGCAATAGTTCGGTTTCTATTGTCGCCGTAATCGACTATCCGGCCATGTGGACAGACGATATAAACGCGTTAATTAAACGGCCTACTATCGCAGTTCCCGACAACCAGGCACCAGGAACAATAACAGGTGCCGACTTTACCGAGACACCTACCGACACATGGCGCATAGGCTACCTAAATGTTTTGTCGCCCGATATAAAGCGTTTCATTGGTTACGAAGTTAACGTAACCCAGGCAGACCAAACGCCGATAGCAGGGCAGACGCACAACGGCACCACGCCACAAATTAACATTTCGGGATTAGAGCCAGGCACCTACGGCGCATTTATCCGCGCCAAAGCGTACAACAACAGATGGACGCCGAAAGTTTACGTTACTTTTGATATTGCGAACGTATGGGAACCCGAGCCAGGGCCACCAGGGCCGCCAGGGGAAAAGGGCGAGAAAGGGGATCCAGGGCCGCAAGGCGTACCAGGCGCACCAGGCGCCGACGGCC